GCATGGTATAAAAGTGTACCACGGAATGGTGAGATAAAATTATCATTCGTTACTGCCGATTGTTTCGTACCTATATCATGGGATAACAATAAGGTAACAGAAGGTGTGTTTATTAACGAGTCAACAAAGGCAGGTAAATACTACACGCTTTTAGAATGGCATCTACTTGAACATGATGAAGAAGGGCAGAAACAACACGTAATTAAAAACGAACTGTATGTAAGCCGAAATAAGGGTGAATTAGGCGTTAAAACAGGGTTAAAAGAACTATATGAGAACTTAGAAGATGAGGTAAGAATCAAGAACTTATCGCGTCCTACATTCGTATACTTCAAGCCTAATACAGCAAATAATCTTGACTTGTATTCTCCCCTTGGGATTTCGATGTACGGGAACTCTTTAGATGTTCTTAAATCGCTTGATATTGCATTCGACAGCTTCCAAAGAGAATTCGTGTTAGGAAGGAAGCGTATCATTGTACCTGCTTCAGCTATCAAACATGTTGTCGATCCAATCACAGGCGCTCAACATCGTTACTTTGATTCTAGTGACGAAGTATATGAGGCAATGAAACTTGAAGATACTCAGCAGATTCAAGACATTTCAGTCGAGTTGAGAGTGGAAGAGCATACAGCTGCTATTAACGCTCTATTAAATTACTTGGCAATGCAAACTGGATTCTCTGCCGGAGCATTTAGTTTCGATGGTCAAGGGGTAAAAACAGCTACTGAAGTAGTTAGTGAAAATTCTAAGACATTCAAAACGAAACAATCTCACGAAACGATATTAGAAGATTGTATCAGGGACTTAGTTGACGTCATTGTTGATATCGCCGCTTTATATGGAACATTCAGTACTATTGAAGAGTACGAAGTAACAGTAACGTTTGATGATTCTATCGCAGAAGATCAGACTGCTGAGATTAATAAACAGATTCTACTCGTAACTAATCAATTAACAAGCAAAGTAAAGGCTCTCATGAAGGTTCACGGCATTTCCGAAGAAGAGGCACAGAAACTGCTAAAACAGATTATAGAGGAAAACAGGATGGCTATGCCAGAGAATGTTGACTTCTTTAATTTAGAAGGGAATCCACAACAACAAAATAACGGAGGTGAGTAATAAATGGCTTTACCTCCAGAGAAATCACAGCAGCTTTCATTATTCGTAGTTGATATTTACAATGCGATAGAAGAAGAGCTGCTTTTAAATATGGCTAGATTGCTAAAAAGGGATATGGACTTATTGTTATCAGCTGAAAATGGCGACCAATATCAACACTGGCGCATGGTGCAGCTAAATAAATTAGGTACCTTAGATAAACAACAATTACAGACGATTGCGCGACATAGCGGTAAAACGGTAGAAGAAGTAAAAGCGATGCTCAAAGCTGCTGGCTCTGCTGCTATCGTTGATCATGATGATATATACTCAGAAGCTATTAAATTAGGATTATTAGAAGTAGCGCCTCCGATTACTACTAACGCTGCTTTAGTCGGTATTCTGAACGCATACGTAAATCAAGCGCTCAGTACCTTAAATCTCGTCAATACGACGATGTTAAAACACTCTCAGCAAATGTATCTAGATGTGTTAAATACAACTGTTGGTAAAATGCTTGCTGGCACTATAACGCAGCAACAAGCTGTAAGACAGACTATTGCAGAATGGTCTAATAAAGGTATTCCTGGGTTCGTCGATAAGTCGGGACGCAAATGGAGTACAGAGGCTTATATAAACACGGTATGCCGTTCGACTAGCAATAACGTAGCTAATGAAATGCAGGACGAACGCATGAAAGATTACGGTGTTGATTTAGTTGAAATAAGCAGTCATATGGGGGCTAGACCTAAGTGCGCTCCATATCAAGGGCGTATCTTCTCTATGAGTGGTAAAAGTAAAAAGTATCCTGCATGGTCCACAACGTCTTATGGAGATCCTGCTGGAATACTTGGCGTTAACTGCCGACACATTAAATACCCTTATATACCTGGCATGTCAACGAAAAGGAATGAACCTCAAGATTATGCTGAGAATGACCGCGTATATAAAGAAAGTCAGAGGCAACGTTACCTTGAAAGAGATATTAAAAAGGCTAAACGTGAAGTCATGCTATTAGAAGAAATTGGTGATAAAGAGGGCGTTATGTTAGCAAAACAAAAAGTTTCACAACGTCAAGCTAACATGAGGGACTTTATTAAAGCTACTGGGCGAAGAAGAAGACCTGAAAGAGAAAAAATATATACAGTATAGGAGTTGATTTTATGACTTTTGGTCAAGCGATTGAAGCAGTAAAAAAAGGTAATAAAATTGCACGAAAAGGATGGAATGGTATAGGTATGTTTGTTTTCTATGTGCCTGCTGCATCATATCCACCATCTACAGATGTTATGAAAGAATCATTCGGTGGAGAAAATGTCCCGTATCGCGCTTACCTTGCACTTAAAACAGCTCAAAATGACGTTGCTACATGGTCTCCGAGTACTTCAGATGCTTTAGCAGAGGATTGGGAGGTTGTTGGATGATGAATAAAAGAGACCAACTTGAAAAAGTCTTTAAAGAATCATTTGAGAATAAATCCAAATACGTATTTGTTGAAATATTCATGGAAGGTTTTCCGTCAACAGAATTAATTGTAAATCCTACTACAAATATTATTCCTAAGATGGAGTATTATTTAAAAACATATGATGAAAATCTTAATCATAAATTCTCGAAATGTATCCGTATCTTAAATTTCGGGGCAACAAATGACTTAGGTCTTTTGGAATATCATTATCACGCGGAAGGGGATAAATAAGATGGGCGAAGAGACGATTATTAAATTATCAGAACTGCAATCAATTAAAGAGGAACTTAGTACGAAGTTAATTGAACAACGAGATAAGGATGGGGAAATCGGAATTGAAGAAGCTGTTACAGCAGGACAGATTACATTAGTAAACAATTTAATGCTTGAAGCACAAAAGAAAGAACAAAAGATAAAAAACACAATTACTGAGGAAGAAATTGATAGTATTTTAGAAAGAACACATTGGACGGTAGAAGAGTTTCACGGTAAATGCACGGTTGTTGTTGCTAAATTGCCAAATGGATTTATTTTAACTGAATCAAGCGCTTGTGTGGACCCAGTTAATTATGACGTGAATATCGGTATCGAAATCTGCAAAGACCGAATTACGAATAAAATTTGGGAATTAGAGGGATACCGTTTACAATGCGAAGTTTCGAAAGGAGCTAATTAATATGAAAAACAAATATCGCTTACGTTTAACAAATATGCAGTATTTTAATGATCTAACACCACCTGCACCGGAAGGAGGTGAACCAAGTGTAACACCGCCAGCAAATCCAGTTACTCCACCTGCTGCACCGCCAGTAGTTGAACCTCCTGCTCCTGTGACATTTACACAAGAACAGTTGGATGCAGCAAAAGCGGAGCAACAAGAAGCGCTTTTAAAACAATTAGGAGTAGAAAACGTTGACCAATTGACGCAGACACTTACTGATTGGAAAGCACACCAAGAAACACTTAAAACTGATCAGGAGAAGCAGCAAGAGCAGCTTGCTAACTATCAGAACCAAGTGAAAGAGCAAGAAAGCGCGTTGTTCAATCTTCAAGCAGAAAATGCAGCGATTAAGTCAGGTATTACAGAAGAAAAAAACTTAAACGCAGTTATTACTCTAGCGAAAACGAAGGTTAGCGATGATATAGACATTACAAAAGCTATCGAAATGGTAGTTGAAGAGTTTCCTCACTTTAAAGGTGTAGTGGAACAAACACCGCCAGATAACAGCAAACCGAAACCGACTTTCTCTAGTGGTCAACATCAACAAACAACAATGACCGAGAAAGAAAAATGGGCTGCTGCTTTCGGTCTAACTCAAAATCAATAGATTTTTACTAAGTTATCTCCAGTAGATAGCTTTTTATTTTTCCAAAAATCATATATCAAGGGAGCGATTTATTAATGGCTACATTAAACTATGCAGTACAGTATCAAGAAGTATTAGTTCAAAAGTTTTCTCAAGCTTTATCTTTCGGTGCATTATACAACACGCCGAACAACTCTGTTGTCAAATGGACTGGACCTAAAACAATTCAAATCCCACGCATCAAAGTAGGTGGCTATACGGACGTTAACCGTGATGTTGTTGGTGGGTACACTCGTCGCGTTGACAATTCATTCGAACCAAAAACTGTAGGGCATGACCGAGAATTCCGCACATTAGTTGATCCAGCGGACATTGACGAAACAAATATGGCTGTGTCTATCGCTAATATCACTCGTGTATTTAACGAAGAAGAAGCAGTACCGGAGCATGACAAATATATGGCTTCTAAATTATTTGCAGAGTTCACTGGCGCAGGTAAAACAGCAGATACAACTACTCTTACTCCTGAAAGTTTCTTAGAAGTATTTGATAACATGATGTTAGAAATGGACGAAGCAGAAGTTCCGCAAACTGGACGTATCATGTACATTACTCCAGCTGTTAAAAAGATTGTAAAAGCAGCTAAAGAATTACAACGTACTTTAGAGATTGCTGGTGCTACTGAAAAAGCTGTCAATCGTGGCGTGTACTCTTTAGACGATGTAACTATCATCACTGTGCCATCTAGCCGTATGAAAACAGCTTACAACTTCACAAGCGGTGCTGTACCTGATGCCACTGCAAAACAAATCAACATCATCTTAATTCATCCACTTTCTGTAGTGGCTCCACAAAAATATGAGTTTGTTGACTTAGACACTCCAAGTGCTGCTACTGGTGGGAAATACCTTTACTACGAGCGCAAATACTGGGATGTATTCATCTTAGGCGCTAAAGTAGACGGCGTTAAATTCAATATTACCTCTGCATAAGAGAGGCTTTCATAGCTTCTCTTTTTCTCTTATATAAGAAAGGATTGGTGTAAATGAGTAACACGGTAAAAGTAAAACGTTTAAACAAAGTATTAAACATCGATAAGGACTTCCTGGCTAGTTATCTGAATGACGGTTTCGACCAAATTAACGACGAAGGAAAAATCATTAAGCGCGCTACGGGCGGCCGTAACATTTCAGTGCAAGAGTACAATCAAGCTCTGGATAAAATCGATGCATTAGAGGAAGAAGTTGCAGAGTTGAGAGCACCTAAAACAGCTTCTAAAAAGTAGGTGGTTACATGCCTTATATAACTGTTGATTATTACAGAAATGAATACGAAGGGACTCCCATCGTTGATGACGATATGCTGAAACGGATGATTAAAAGAGCCTCTGATGTAATTGATCAAATGATTCATTACAAACTAGAAGGTGTTGATTTTGATTCAGTAGCTCCATTCATTAAGAAACAAGTAATGAAAGCTACTGCTGCTCAGACTGAATTCATCGCACTATATGGAGAAACATCTTCAAATGTCATGGTTGAAACACCCGTTATGCAGGTTGGTAAATTCCGTTATGGATTATTAAGAGGTGGTAAGTCTGAAGGTGGGACAACTGTTGATCCTAGTTTCTCACACGGAGCGATTAAGTTCCTGGAGCCTACAGGTTTACTTTACAGTGGGGTGGGGACGCAATGATTAATCTTATCCCTATCCCGATGCACTTACTAATCCATACTGTTGAGTACCATGAATACATTGGTGAGGATGAAATTTGGGGCGGCGGGGCTGCTTCATATGCTAAACCTATTGTCATTGAAAGAGTACGCGTGCAACCGAACGAGAAGGTGTATAACGCTACAACGGGCGATAGCGTGACATTCCAGTCGATATTATTCCATGATTCTATCAACTCAGCTCACCCTAATCAGATTTTCAAAGAAAAGTCCAAGATTGTATGGAACGGGAAGGAAATGTTTATTAAAGAAGTTGAACCGCTTTATACAACAAATCCTGATAGGCCTCACCATACGGAGTTGTACTTACGATGATTAGGGTTAATGTACGGGTTGATACAGCGCAAATAGAGCCAAATGTTATGAGGGCTACTGAAAAGGCGCAGTTTGCATTAGATGAACAAGTGCTGAAGGATAGCAATTACTATGCTCCTGAAGATACTACAGAGTTAAAACGATCCGGAGTCAGATACAGTAGACCAGGCGAAGGTCATGTCGGATGGGATACACCATATGCAAGGCGGCTGTATTACAATCCGCAGTACAATTTCTCGAAACAACCGAATCAAAATGCGCGAGGCTTATGGTTCGAGGAAGCTAAGGCTAGACATGCAAGTGATTGGGCTAGAATAGTAGAGCGAACAATTAGTGATAATCTATAAAATCAAACCATTAAACTTGCGTTCGTGTTATGATAGTGTTATTAACACGGGGGTGGATTCTATGGATAAAAGCTTAGATATTTTAGGAGAGACTTTTGGGAATTTGACGGTTGTTGGCTATTCACACACTCAAAGGAATGGTTCTTATTGGGATTGTGTTTGTAAATGTGGTAATACAAAAAAAGTAACAAAAAATCATCTCATGACTGGTCATACTAAAAGCTGCGGATGTTTAAGGCCTCAGGTTATTACTAAACATGGAGATCATAAAGAACGTCTATATAGTATATGGAGCGGGATGAAACGCCGTTGTTTAAATAAATCAGCGAATGATTACTATAAATATGGCGAAAGAGGAATATCTGTACACGAAGAGTGGATGAATTATCCGCTATTCAAGAAATGGGCTCTTGAAAATGGGTATTCGGATGATTTAACACTTGAACGTTTGGATTTCAATGGTAACTATGAACCAGGAAATTGCAAATGGATACCTTTAGAAGAACAGCTAAAAAACACAAGAAGAAATGTATTTATAACTTTCGAAGGCGAAACCAAAGTCTTATCTGATTGGGCTAGACATTTTGGCATTAACTATCAAACTCTAAAAGGTCGGTATTGGAGAGGCGATAGGGGCGAAAAGTTATTTAGGAAAACAGAAAAGTCATCTTAACGGATGACTTTTTTTAATGGAGTTAAAGGATGTGATCACATGAAATGGTTAATAGAAAGCGTGGTCAAACATTTAACTGTTGTTTTACCTTCGAGTACTATTTACGCACCAATCAAAGCAAATGTATTGGATGTAGGGACCAATAGCACACCAAGAAAGAGCATTGCTATACGGATAACCCCATCCGCTCCAGGTGAACAGTACTTCGAAGGTGAAACGATACGCAAACAATTTCAAATACTCGTTAAAAGCCCTAATGGATTAGAGGCTATGTCAAGTATCGATGCTATCGCAGATGAGCTTCACAACCTCCACAGACGCAGTTTTCACAGTGTTGATACTTCTTATAAGTTAATCACTATGGAGAAATATGTGGAGCCTAATTGGGTTGATAAAACAGAGGCTAATGAGCAAATATATACTGCTTTATTTACTACTGAATTAGAAAAGGGAGGATAACCGAATGTCATTTTTATTAAACCACGGGTACAAATTTAAAATTAATACTTCAACTACAGGTACGAAAAAACTGGAACCTATCGCAAAAGGTATTACATCTGTAGATCCTGATAACAACGAAGAATCAGAAGAAACATATTACTACGACGGTGGCGGCGCTGCTGAACGTGATATTACTGGATTCATGTTATCTTACGGGTTCGAAGGGCACCGTTTCTATGGAGATGCAGCTCAGGACTTTATCTTCAGTAAATTAAATAAAGTCGGTCCGGATCGTAAGGTTGACTTTGAAGTGACAGAGCCGAATGGGGACAAGTGGGAAGGTAGAGCAACCTTATCAGAAATCAAAGCCCCAGGTGGAGACGCGAACGCAAAAGGTGAAATTGAATTTACGATTTCATTCGATGGTATCCCAACATTCACTAAAGCTAGCGAAGTAACTTCCTAAGGTATGGATGAGTCGTGTTAAGCGACTCTTCGCCTTTTAATAAATGAATTTACAAAAATATAAAAATGGAGTGTTGATTATATGTCACAAGTATTTCAATTTAATTTCGAGAAAACGTACAAAGAGGTAGATGTAGCGGGTAAATTGTTCAAAGTAGAGTTCAATGATGATGCGTTAAACCGATATCAAAAATCTTTAAAACGTTTCAAGGCATCTACAGAAGAACTACAAAATGCGGCTACTGATTACGAAAAAGCTACTGACGCAGAGATTGACGCGTTATCAGAAAAACAAAAAGAAATCACAAAAGATGTTGTAGATACATTTTTAGGTGATGGTGCTTTTGAAGAATTATATGACATTGCAGGACGTTCCGTAGCGAATTTATTAAGCCTTGTTCATTACTTAAATGATCTATACGCAGAAGAAACATTGAAAAAAACAAATGAATCGCAGTCAAAATACTTAGCTAACCTTAAAAAGTAAGGTGGT